AGGGTGGCGTTCTCCTGCGGGTTGAAGTCGGTGAGCCCCTTGAGGGGGACCCATGTGGAGTTGTCGACGGACACGTCAACTTTGAACCGGCGAGCAAGAGCGTTGCTCATCTGCAGCCTCCTAGGGGGCTTTTCGGCATGAAAAAAGCCCCACCGGGCTGGTGAGGGCTTGAGGGGTTGGGTTTGGTGGGGCGGCGCCTCACCCGTTCGGCAGGCCTGTTCAGTGGGGCGCCGTCCCGTTCGCCGTGGTCTTATCCCGCCGCGGCTCGGGGGTTCATTTGAGGCTCAGTCCCAGCCGCCTGCGGGGCGGTTCGCTGTGGGGGCAGTGTTGAGGTCGAGCATGTACCGGTCGATCCGGGTCCACCGCTTCGCGGGGTCCATCCCGTTCGGCACGGAACCCTGACGCTGGCACTGGTCCACGGTCACGGACCCGAGGGTGAGGCCGGTGGCGCCCTGCAGGAGGTCGAACAAGGAGTCGCCCAGATCCTGCACATCGAGCCGGTCCCCGGGGAGGCCGCGGAAATAGAACTGGGCCATCCACACACCGGACGGGAGGACCGTCTCGTCCGTCATGGGGACGATCTGGATCATGATGACCCGGTCGGGCGACGGCGGGGACTCGGCGAACACGATCGCCGTCTCGCCCGCCGCGTAGGCCGACCCGTCGGACCGGTACACGCCGATGCCCGCGCCCGCGATGATGGTCGCGAGCCCGGTGAAGATGTCCCGGGTGCTGGTGGCCATGGTCCTCCCACTCTACGACTCGGGGTGGCCTCAGCCGTCGATGTGCTTGGAGAGCTCCTCGGTGACGATCGCGAGGACGGTTGGGGTTTCCTGCATGAGGCTGCTGATGAGGTAGAACGACTGCCCTACTTCGTGGTGCAGCTCCTTGCCGTGGTGGCTCACACCGTACTCCTGGTAGCGCGCGTAGGGTCCGGGGAAGTAGACCTCGGCGCCCATCGGGTCGGGTTTGACCTCGGCGCTGCCGCGGAGGTGCCCAGTCTCGAGCGGTGTCTTGTTGACCGCGACGAGCCTGAGGTGCTCCATGCCCTTCGCGGCGGCCTCGGGGATGGCGGCGATGACTTCCTCGGTGATCTGCTGCAGGTGGATCGCGAAGTCACCCACGGCGTCTCCTGTCCGAGCGGGCCTGCAGGATGTGGTCCACGGTCCAGCACGCCGCGGCGAGCGGGACGAGCGCGAGGATCACGAGCGGGGTGATCATGTGAGGTAGATGACGGCGTGCTCTGGCAGTTCGAGGCCGGGCGCATCGAGGCTGTTGACGATGATCACCTGCGCGGTGCGGCCGTCGCCGAACGTCACCACGGAATCTGGGGCAAACTTCGCGCCGTCGGCCACACTGCAGTAGAACTGCGAGGCTGAGACGACCTGCTCGCCGTTGGCGGAGCGGATGAGCTGCGTCTTCCCATCGAGGTACCCGGTGATGGTCTGCGAGGGCCCGAACACGTCACCGGCCGCGCCCGTCCCAAGCTTCGGCTTCACGGTGACCGTGTGGACGTAGAAGTCGGTGATGTCGCCGCTCAATCGTCCTCACCCCTGCTGCGCACCCATGTGCCGCGGGAGATCTGGGTCGCGACGTCCAGCATCCCGACCTTCACCATGCCCGTCGTCTGCGGGGTCGAGCCGATCGTGATCGCGTCCCACATGCGGCCGTCCTCGTCGGTCCGCACCGTCCGCATGAGCACCACGACGTCGGTAGCGATCTCGTCCGGGTCGAGATCCTCGAGGTGGATCTCCATGTCATGCACGGTGACCTTCATCAGCCGATCACCCACGCGCCGGTCAGCCGCAGGTTCGCGTCCTGCAGGATCCGGACCGCTTCGTCGCACAGCTCCGCGGCGGCCTGCACCTTCGCCTGCCAAGCGGCGAGGGACCCGGCGCCGGCCGTGTCGTAGCCGAGCCGGGCTGAGCCGATGGCCTTCTGGTTGAGCACCCCAGGCTGCGCGAGCGGCGCGGTGGGGTCGATGCCGTTCGCCGCCCAGAACGCGGCCTGGCAGCATGTGGCGTCCTTGAACGCCTGTAGGATGGTCGCGTCAGTGGGCAGGTTGTTGGAGTCGACGGCGTAGTAGCACACCTTCGTGGCGTCCCTGACGAGGAGGGACGCGGAGCGAAGCAGGGTGGCGGCGTTGGCCGGGGCCGCCTGCTGGGTCCAGTTCGCGAGGTCCGAGCTGGTTGCGTAGATCAGGACGGCCACCGGTCACACCCCCGTTCTCAGGCTTCCGGCTCTTCGGGTTCTTGCGTCCCGCGCGAGCGCTGGATGCCGCGTCCGCGGCGGAACTTCCTGATCGCTTCCTCGCGCTGCACGGCGCGGGCGATCTCGTCGTCGGTGAACACGATCCGGTCGTCCCATTCGCCGAACAGCTGCGGGTTGGCTTCCCGCGCTTCCTTCTCGGAGATGAGCGCCCAGCCGGGCAGCGGGTAGTGCTTGCCGGTGTCCTGGGACTGCTGGGTGAGGTAGTGCTCGTAGTGGGCGCGGGTCACGGAGTGGACGGCGCCGCGCTCGTTGCGTACGTAGACGGTCTCGTTGGGGTCGCGTTCCTCGCTCATGCCTGCGCCTCCTCTGCGGGGGCCTCGGGAGCCTCGGCGGGCTCGGCGGGGGACTCGGCCTCAGGCTCGGCGGTCGCGTCGACCGGCTGCGGCTCTGCCGGAGCCGGGATGCCAGTGTCTTCGGGGTCGGCTGCGCGCTCGTCCGTCAGGCGTGCCTGCTCAACGGCAGGGTCCTTGTCGCCGAAAAGCCACGGGACGAGCTTCCGTGCCTCGTCCTCCAGCACCGTGAACCAGTGCTTGCCCTCGACGCCCCACTCCTCGGGGGCCTCGAAATCGTCGGCGACCGAGTGGACGCCGCCTTCGGGGTTCTTCACGTACTTCGCCACCTGGGCGCTCCTTCGTTTGTGAGTGTGCTGTGAGTGGGTTCCGGGCGGTGGGTCCGGCCCGCGCCAAGAGGCACGGGCCGGACCGTCACGCCGCGTTGGACAACGAGGTCACGAAAGGACCGTGAGGCCCTTCTCGTCGCGGAGCTTCGCGACACCGTACAGGATGTCCATCGTCACCTGAACGCCGAGCTGGGCCTTGTCGTAGCCCATCGTCACGCGCAGGATCAGGCCGGAGACCGGGTCCTGGATGACGTGCTGCTCGACACCCGAGCCCGCGGGGGCCTCGGGCAGCGCACGGGAGGCGAGGATGATCGCGCCCGGGTCGAACGCGAGGTTCTTCGTCGAGTTCGGCGTGCCGGCCACGACGGGGACGAGCTGCGACTCATGGAGCTGCAGGCCGTAGATGTTCACCGGCTGGTCGCCGGTGACGCCGTGGTCGCGGTTGTCGTTGTACGCGAAGAAGTTCTGCAGGGTCGAGTCGGCCTGCAGCGAGATCCGGTCCTTGGTGGACAGGAGGAGGTGACGGTTGCCCTTGGCGACCTTCTTGTCCGTCATCGTCTTCGACACGGTCCGCAGGGTGGCCGCGGTCAGGTCCGTGCCGGACGTCCCGACCGTGGTCGAGAACGAGGAGTAGAGGGCGATGAGGTCCGTCTCGACCTGCTCGGCGAGAGCGACGGTCTGCCCCTGGATGTAGGAGCGCATGAGGATCGGGTTGGCCTGCGCGCGGGTGAAGTCCTCCACGAGGAACGACGCCTCGTAGTGCTTGTTCAGCGTGACCGTGGTGTCCGTGCCCGTGGGGGTCTGGAGGGTGACCGCGGTGTTGGTGGCCTTCGCGTTCGCGGTGAACGTGCCCGGGTAGGGGATGTGGAGGGTGTTGCCGACCTCGAAGGTCGCCACATCGGAGTCCTTCGTCACCAGCGGTGCGAGGACGATGTTGGAGCGGAGGATCTCGAGGGCCTCATTGGCCCAGATCGCGGGAAGGAAACCAGTCCCGATGGTGGAGTTCGTGACGTTAGCCACTGTGGTGCCTTTCTAGGCGTTAGCGGATTCGCCCCTCGCGCTGGGCTTGCCAGATGTCGTCCCGGTTCTTCATGTAGAAGTCGTGGTCCGCGAGTTGCTCTTTGGTGTAGGTGCGCGGTGCTGTCTGGCCGCCGGGGCCGAGGTCCGCTCCTCCCGCTGGGGCTGCCGCCGGGGCCGCCTTCAGGTGCGGGTTCTGGGTGAGGTACTGGCCGATGAGCGCATCCAGTGCGCCCGGGTCGGCCTGCTTCGCCTGCTCCATGAAGGAGCGGGAGTCGAGGAGGGCTGCAGCGTTGGCACCCTTGACGGCGGCTGCGGCCTTGTAGATGTTCAGCTCGAGCTGCACGTCGCGGGTTTGGGCCTGCGTGGCGGTGAGCTGTTCGGTGAGCTTGGCGGGGTCGGCGGGTTCGTCGTCCTTGATGAGGCCGAGGAGCTTCCCGATCTGCTGCGCGAACTCGGTCTTGGCCTCTTCGGCTGCCTTGGCTTTGGCGTTGACCCGTTCGGAGGCGTTCTCGCGGCGCAGCTTCTCGATCTCCGCCTTCGCGGCTTCGGGGTCGTCCCAGATGTTCTTCGACGCCGGCGGCTGCTGCTCCTGCTGTGCGGGGGGCTGCGGCTTGGGGGCCTCAGGTGGGGCCGGCGGCGCGGCGGGGGCAGCCTGCGGTTCTGGTGCCGGGGTCTGGGGTGCGGTGGCCGCCGGGGCTTCGGGGATCTGCTCGCTCATGGTGGGGTGTCCTCCTGGGACGGTTTGTGAGTGTGGGTGGTGCGGGTCAGGCGAAGTAGGCGGAGGCGTTGAGGGTGAAGGACGGGGACGTGCCAGTGACGGTCCACGCGATCCGGTAGTACTGGGCCTTGATCGTGAAGGCCTGCGCGACGCCTCCGACGGCGGTGAGCGCGGTGAACGTGTCGGCGGGGTTCGCGGCGAAGAAGTTCGTGCCGTCCGCGGACCACTGCACCGAGGCGGTGAGCGACGGGGACGTGCCCGACACGGCGGTGGCCTGCAGGACGATCCCGAGGGTCTCCGACACGACGGACGGGACCTGCTGAGCGGTCGAGGAACCGGAAGTGGTGACGACTTTCGCGGCGGCGTGGGTGTGGACGGCGCTCATGGCTGCTCCTGCTTGAATCCGAGGTTGGGGCGCTCGCGGTCGGGGCGCCGGACGAGGCCGTTCTGGGCGACGTGGTCGCGGATCGCGGACTGGTTCTGCCGGATGCGGCGGAACGCTGCGGCCTGATCGGCGGGGGTGAGGGCGTTGGCGTGCTGCGCCTTCGCCGCCCGCACATTCCGCTCGAGAGCCCTCAGCCGCTGGGTCGCCTGGTACTGGGCTTCGTCGGCGTCGGTCCACGTGGACGCCCGGAGGACGGTGCGGCCGGTCAGGTACGCGACGAGGGTGTGCTTGCAGTTCGGGTGAAAGAGCCCGGCGGCGGTGGCTTCGGTGATCGTCGCGGCGACGTCGAACACGACCCCGTCCTCACTGAACGTGCCGGCCCCGGTGTCGGCGAGCACCTTCCCCTGCCATGGGGCGCACAGCGGGCACGGGCGGCCGGTGTCGGACACCGTGAACCAGTGGACGCCCATGAGGGTCATCCGCTCGTGCTGGGAGTCCCGGTACGCGCGGGCCGTGGCGGTGCGGACGGCCATCTCCGTGTACGAGGAGAGCGTCCAGTTCCGGCCTGCCGCGTCGGTGAACCCGGTGATGCCCTGCCCCATGAGCTTCTGCCACGCGAACTGCTGCGCGGCTTTCGGGACGAGGTCACCGGCTGCCTGCCGGGCTGCGGCCTCGGCGACGGCGGCACGGTAGGCGTCGCCCGCGAACCGTGTGATGCGCTGCGCCGCGGCCGTCAGGGAGTCGGTGAGCTCGCGGGCGATCTGGGCGACGCTGTTGGGCTGGTGCGCAGGGACAGTCGCCCATCCCGGCAGGTGAGGGACAGCCGCGCCGCCAGCCGCCGACGCCGCGCCCAAGACCGACTGCGCGAGGGCCGGGGCCTTCGCCGCCACCCGACGGGCCACCGCCGACGCCTCCACCTGGAGGCGCCCCGGCAGCAGCCACATCAGGGCTGGGTCATCGAGCGCCGCCCTGACCAGAGCCGTCGCCCGAGCCTGCAGCTCCTGCTGCGCCGTCCCGTACAGCTGCGCCGTCTGAGCCGCCGCCGCTGCCGTCACCGCGTCCAGGCTCGCCGCCCGGCCTGTCGCCTGTGCCGCCTGGTTCGCCTGCTGCAAAGTCCGCTCCCGTCAGGCTTGTCGGGTCCGGCAGCGTGGGCGTTGTCTCGGCCTTGATGCGGGCGACTTCCGCGTCGATCTGGTCCTGCTCCCAGTCGGGGTTCAGCATCTGCACGAGGGTCTCGGTGGATGCGGCCTCGGCTGCGCGGAGCAGCTGCAGTGTCTGCGCGACGGCGTCGATCGACGGGGCTGCGGCGTCCGGGAACTGCACCTCGGGCATTTGCCCGGACCGTCCCGGTCCGTCGAACACGTACTCGTCGACGTCGAGCATCGCCGCGACGAGGTGCTGGAGCTGCGGTTTCGCGTACAGGATCTTCGACCCGCGGGTGAGGGAGGTGATCTTCTCCCGCGCCTGCACCTCTGTTGCGGTGATCGTGCGGACGGAGTCGGTGGAGATCCCGAACGTTGCGGGCGCGTACCCGCAGGCGGTGAAGATCTGGACGAGGATGTCCTTCGCGGTGGACTGGTGCTCCTGCCACCGGATGGTGAACTGCTGCGCCTCGATGAGCGACTGCATCGGCGTCCCGCCGGCGCTAGACCCGAACCCGCCGGGCGGGTTCTTCACGGGCACGAGGACTTCCCGGTCCGCGTCGAACGTGGCGCCCTGCCCGGGGAGCCCGACGTCGAGCACGTCGCGGGACACGAAGATCCGCGACTTCGCGACCCGGATGTCCCGCATCCACGACGTGTAGACCTCGTCCAGCGCGTCGAACAGGGAGTCGACGCCCTCATAGTCGGAGCGTCCGAAGTTAGACGCGACCGGGTCCTTGCGGCGCAGGCGCACCGGGCGGACGTTCGGGATGTACACGGCGGTGAGGAGCTCGGAGCCCGTCTCGACCGTGGATTCCTCGGACACGATGTCCGCGAGGCCAGCCGTCGCGGGGTGCTCCGTGAGCGGCACCCGCGTGCCGAGCTGGTCCTTGTTGACCGCGAGGTACAGGCCCCATTCGATGGTGCCGGGCTCGTGCCGCTCGAGGAGCCGGTACTGGCCGTTCGTCCCATCCACGGGGGCGAGGTCCGACCAGAACGTGACCCCGACAAGCCGGGTGAACCGGAAGTCCGGCACCGCGGCGTCCGGGGCGACCGCGGTGATGAACGGCCTGTCCGGGACGATCGACCGGTCCCACGTGACCCGCAGGTACGACCCGCCCAGCGCGGACCCGAGCTCCCCGCCTTCGAGGAACGACGCGTGCGCGGAGTCGTCGAGGAGGTCCGTGAGGCGGCTGTTCGCGGCCTTCCGCTTCCCGTCCGGGAGCTTCGGGGCGTCCCCGTCCTCGTCCAAGTCGGCGAGCTCGACCTTCGGCATCTCCCCGTAGAGGATCTGCGAGGACATGCGGGAGATCTCCGACGGGATCGGCACGTGCAGCTTCACGGGCCGCTGCGACTGCTGGCCCGGCACGGGGGTGCCCATGAAGAACCGCTTCGCCTGACCCCAGAACCCTGCGGTGCGCACAGCCTGCGTGGTGGCGTAGTGCATTTCGAGGGAGTCGACGTCGCCGGAGTACCAGGCGTCGTTGACTTCCATGTCCTGGTAGGCGTGCTGGTACGCGGGTGGGGGCCATTCCATGCCGGAGCCGGATGCGGGAAGCGGCACG